TGTGTATGCCAGCGTGCCTGGGGTTGGATTGCGAGCCAAGCAGCCTGTAGAGTTGTGGAGTGTACCGAGTCCATGCGTGAAGCCTGTGATGTCAGGAGATAGAAGAAATCCATTGGCAGGATATGCGATAACGTATAACTTTGAGAATATAATCCCTACAAGTCAGATAGCGCACTTTAAGTACTTTAACCCTGTTTCTGAGTGGCAAGGATATGAGAGTACTTTCTGGGGGTTGAGTCCACTAAGAAGTAGCTTGAATGTAATTTCTCAGAAGAGATTTGCAGATGTTGCTCAGGGGTCGTTGTTTGCGAACATGGGTCCTAGTGGTATTGTGAGCGGTAACGCTAGACACGCAGATCAGTCAGAGTTGACTGCCGAGCAGGCTGTGGCGATTAACGACTCGTTCAGACAGAACCACATGGGTGCGCATAACGCAGGAGATATTGTTGTGACTCCTAGTGACCTGAAGTGGGTGCAGATAGGCTTGAGTCCTGTGGACATGGGTATCTTAGACTTTAATCAGGACTTGGAGAGACAGATTGCGAATATCTACGGATATCCGTCTCAGTTGTTGACTCCGCAGGGAACATTGGCCAATAGTGAGACAGGCGATACTAGAGTAGTGACGAACTGCGTATTGCCATTGTTGAGAAAGATGGACGATGTGTGGACTAAGATGGCTAGAGAGTGGTATGGAGATAACACCTTGGTAGTGATGTCTGACACGGATGTATATCCTGAATTGGAAGCTGATAAGAAGGAGTTGGTACATTGGATGCGTCAGGCGATGGTATTCAGTCAGGATGAGATTAGAGAAGCTCTAGGATATGGTACCTTGGTTGACGAGAGTCAGGTGTTGGTACCTACGAACTATATGCCGTTGAGTGATATGCGAGGCGGTGACTTGGAGACAGAGATGTATGTGGAGGAGGAAGAGGATGAGGAGGACATCGACATGGACATGGAAGATGAAAACGAAGATATTAACGAAGAACTTTGATCCCTTAAATGGGAAGGTGACAGTTAAGGCACAGCGATTGAGCGATGACTATAGCTGCTGGTGTATGGCACAGGACTTCACATTTGAATTTAGTGAAGGAATGGAAAAGAAGGAAATAATCGAGCAGACTATAAAGCTGCTATCAATGATGCCATGACAATAACGGAAGAGGAATTTCTACGAGCAGAGGTCGAGGATATGAACTTGACTATGCAGAATGTAGCGTTTGTAAACTTGGCTACGAGTGTGGCCCAGTACTGCAAGAAGTTTAACGCTGAGAATGTTATAGACTACGGATGTGGCACAGGAGTGTACTCTGAGGTGATGCGACAGCATGGATATGATGTCATGGCCTTGGATGTGTTTAAGAGCCACAGAGACTACTGCAAGAAGCAGTACCCTGACTTGAAGGTGATTGCTAGACCAAAGGTTGCTGACCTGATGTTGTTTATTGAGGTTGCAGAACACATGACTGATGAAGAGATTGGTAAGGCTGTGGATTTTATAGAGCCACGATTGATAGTATTCAGTTCTACTCCTCATAAAACACCGAATGATGAGGAATGGGGTCATATCAACATAAAGCAAGAGCCAGAGTGGATTGAGTTTTGGAATATGCTAGGGTATAGTGTATTAGAGAAGCCGCAAACCCCAACAGGATGGACTCTGATGTTAGAAAAAATCTAATCTACTTCATCTACTACAATGGTAAGCTAGGACATTACCATGTATTGAATCTAAAGCTCTTAGAGGTTTATTGGAAGGTATTTGATGGTCAGAAGATTGTCAAGATAGCTGTAGATCAGGACTACTCTATAGAGCCTATAGTTTCAATGCTACCTAAGGATTGTGAATATCGAGTTGTCAGAAATATACAGGCAACAGGAGAGGCATACCACTTCTTAGAGTCCTTAGCAGAAATAGATGGAGGCATGACTTTCTATGGTCATTGCAAGGGTGTTACACGACCGATGTGGCGTGGTTTAGACACATGGATTACTCACCTATATAGAAAAAATTTAGAGAATGTACCTAGACTTGGCGATAAGATATTTGCAGGTGTACTTGGTAAGCTGTTGCCTTGTCCTCCTTATGTACCTGAACAGTTCCACTATAGTGGCTCGTTTTATTGGATGGATACGCATAAGGTAAAGAGTAGACTTGGCAAGATTACATTAGACAAGTACTTGACAGAGCGGTTCCCTGCGATTATGGCAAAGAAGGAGGAGTGTATTTTTGGATTTGGCACTACTGACAAGAACTTGAATTTCTACGATGAGAGAACATGGAGAGAAATAAGAAGGTAGTATATACTGTAGTTCTAGGAGGATATGATGAGATAAGTCCTGCCCCTAAGTTTGAGGGGTGGGACTTTGTGGTATTTACGGATGACTTGTCGATTAATGCTGATGGATGGTATATAATAAATATAGATGGAGATGATAAGAAGGAGTGTAGAAAGTATAAGTTCTTATCTCATGTGTATCTAAGTGGATACGATTTAGTCTGCTACATAGATGGTAATGTCAGATTGATAGCAGAGCCACCAAGTCATCCAATATGGTTTACACATAGAATGCACAATAGTGTTTATCAGTTTGCCATGACTAGGTCTATTGATTTAGACATGATTAAAAGGCAGATTAGGTACTACATGGAGCTAAGGTTTAGCGACAAGTTAGGGTTGTACCACAACAACTTCTTTGTGCGCTCTAATCGAAATGAGGTGCAGAATAAGCTGATGGAAAAGGTATGGGATGTAATTGAAGAGCATACTGATGTTGATGAGTTAGCAGTTCCGTTTGCTATGTGGGTTACGCAGTCAAGGATGGAGAATATACAGCATCAGTCATTGCAGAGCAGATACATCAAGGTTAAGCCACATAAGAAGCAACAGGAGGATAAGAAGAATGTTAGTGTGCATCACATCACTCCTGGCAGATCAGACAAGAACATTGGCAGGGCTATAAACGAAATAATCGAAAGGCTACCTGAGAACGATTGGATTTGTCTTAGGGACATTGACACACTGCCGATGTATCACGAGAAGATATATCAGCAATGCGAGGACATCGCTAGAGCAGGTGAGTTTGATTTAGTGGGTTGCATGACTAATCGATTGGGTTTGCACTATCAGCTAGTAGGAGGGAGGAAGAGCAACGATTCTGATGTGATGAATCATAGAAAGATTGCTGTTGATTTGTATAAACAGCACGGGTATAATGTGATGCCGATACAGCAGGTTATTGGTGGGTTGTTTATGTTGTTTCCAAAGAGTACTTGGAGGCAGGTAGGAGGATTCCCTGAAGGAGGTATTCAGATACAGGGACATTTCTTTGACTACCACTTCTGCAAGAAAGTAATGCAACACAGGTTAAGGATTGGTATCGCTAAAGGTATATACTTGTTTCACTACTACAGGTTTGAACATGGGGAAGATACAAGGAAGGCAATTAGTCATCTTCTATGAGTTTGTTAGTTTAATAGTTTTTTTCAATCTTTGTGTATGGAATTAATTAGCATAAAAAACGCTGACAGCTATTCAGACTATCCTGAAGCAGTTAGAAACAATGCCAAGAGAGTTCTTAAATTTGTTGAAGAGAATGGTTGGGGACCATGCGGAACTGATGTAGGAAAGCAGAGAGCCAACCAACTTGCTAAAGGAGAAGCCCTTAGCGTTGATACTATCAAAAGAATGTACAGCTACCTAAGTAGACATGAAGTTGATCTAGCTGCTTCTACTTCTTACGAGGATGGATGTGGACTTTTGATGTACGATGCGTGGGGAGGAAAGGCTGCACTAACGTGGAGCAGAAGTAAACTTAGAGAATTAGGAGAAATTAAAGAACATAGCTCAGCAATGATAACTAAAGGATTAAACCAAGGATTTCAGGATGCAGACATGAAGCAAGGTATTGTTTCAGGTTATTTTGCAATGTTCGGAAATAAAGACCTAGATGGTGATGTAATCGAAAGAGGAGCATTCTCTAAGACCATCATGGAGCGTGGACCGCAGGGCAAGAAGTTGATTAAGTACTTGCTAGACCATGACTCAAGAAAGTCAGTAGCTCTTATTACTAACCTAGAAGAGGATATGAAGGGTCTAAGATATGAGGCTAAGATTGGCACTCATGCTCTTGGAGTTGACTTTATGAAGATGGTTGAATCAGGGCTTATCAACCAACATAGCTTTGGATTCTCTGTGCCAAAGGACAAGCAGTACTTTGACCAAGGAAGAAAGGCTAATGTTATTAAAGAAGTAATTATGTTTGAAGGATCAGCAGTACAATTTCTAGGAGCTAATCCTGAGACTACATTTATCGACCTAAAGTCAGAGACAGATGCGTTTGAGTACTTAGACAGACTTGAGAAGTTTGTAAGAACATCAGATGCTA